TGAGCACCCTCTTCTAGTACAGAAAGACCTCGCATAGCAGCTTCAATAACTTGGTCACGAGTGACGGTGAAAGATGTTGTTCCAGAAACAGACATTATTTCTTCCCTGTAAAAGTAAAGTATAAGAAGGCTACTACACCTCCAACAGCCATCATCCATCTAGCAGCAGAACCAACCCATGCAAGAGCTTTAAGTGCTCCCTTGGCATCTTTCCATGCTTCTAAGAGTTCAGAAGTATCCCTTTTAATTCCTATTAAATCTTCTTTAAGAGAGTCTACTTCTAGTTTAAGTTCTGTTAATGTTGTCATTAATGTCTTCCGTACTCAAAGCCACTTGCGTGGTCAGTATTAGGTAAGTTAGCGTGATAGCCAAGTGTAGAACTTGCATCGGTTTGAAAACGACAATGTATCGCTATACGACCTGATTGCTTCCAACCAATCCCCCCTTGAAACAAGTGTGTAGGACTAGCACGTAGTTGCATGAAGAAAGCAAAGGGTAAGCCAAACCTAATGAAGATACACGCATTAGCATATTGCCAATTGCTAGGTACTATCTTAGGGATAATCTGCCACTTGCCATCTACTGTAAATAGCCAAGCAATACCTACTGTCTTGATATAAATATCGTCTAGGCAGAATGGGAATAGGTTAAGGTATTTGTCATACCACTTGCCGAAGTCCTCTAAGTGTTTCATACAGGTTGTCCTAACGGACTTGTTCCGTTATCCGCAGGAATCGGTGTGTTTAGTTTGCTACCTTTGCAACTTGGGCAGGTTTCAATCATCTGCGTTGTTAGGTTAGGATAAACACCCATGCCTTCACATACTTCACAAAACTTAGTTGTCCATTGAAGATAGGCTTGGTAGTCTGTGTTGGATTGGTCTACTGGAATAAAAGCATTATCAACAATGCGTGTCACGCCATTTTTTTCTTTTGTTTCTTTATACATTATAGCTCCGAAGATAAAGTAAGTTGTTGAAATGCTCGTGTTGTTTGCACAAAATTCCCAACATCATATTGAGGTGTTCCGTTTACAGTAAATCCTGCTCCGCCACCAGCAACAGTTGGCACAGTCCTCATCTGAACAGGGAATGTCCAGCTCTGGAATAAAAAACTGGTTTCAACTACAACATAGTGAGTTTGATAATAGCGTTGAGATAGGGCAAGTTCAGTTTGAATCGGGCGATAGTCAAAGCTAGTAGCAGTAGAGCCTTTCTCAAGTTGTACACCTGTGATGTAGAAGGTAGCACCTGATGTGCCGACTACTGATGTTGCTCCTGTAGGTTGAGCATAAAATCCAGAAGCCCATGCGCCAGCAGTTGTTGATTTGCTAGAACCTGCACCTAAACTAAATCCAATACGAATACCTGTACCATTAGTTGTAAGCCAAGTTCCAGAGGTGTCGCCAGCAATAGTTATTGTTTTTTGTTCCCATGTATTAGCAGATGAAATAGTGTAACTAAATGGATAAGAGCGGTCATAAGCATTATTTACTAAAGAACCACCAAATGTACCTGTTAAGCTAGAACGAACCCAAAATGATAAAGTAACAGTTGAAGCACTAGCAGTACCCCATGCTAAATCTGAAATATTCAATCCTTCAATGTTTTGACGCATTTGAAACGCATCTGTTGATAGGACTGTATATGCCGACAAAGAAGTGCAAAGCATTGAATTTACAAATCCAACTGCTGATGTAGAGCTTTGTTGAACAGAGAACTTACCTGATTGGTCAACACCAGCTACCCATCTATCAAGTGTAAAAACACCATTGGCAGGAGTAACACTAGCCCCTGCATTACGCTGGTCAATTTCCATAGCGCCATTGATGATGCGGTTCACCATACCTGTCTTACCTGTAGTGGTCTGTAGTGATGTATCGGGGAATGTAATTCCAGTCGTGCCATTAATATCTATGCTCATTTAGCAAACTCCCATTTATATTCTTTTGAAACTTTATTGATAGAACACCATTTCTCAATACTATGTCTATCAGAACCAACAAATTTACTTGCATCAGATAGAGAATTAAACTTAGTCTGTATACCTTGTATATCTGTAGCTATAACTGCTTTAGATGGTTTACCACCTCCATCAGGTCTAGGTCTACCATATAATGGGCTATCTTTACCTTTAGGCTTAACTACTCCTTGCATTGCACTTGGTTTACCATACATTGGGTTTAAAGCTCCAACATACCTTCCTTTTAGTATAGAATTTTTAGTTCCACGTTGTGGATGTGGTTTACCATACATTGAATGTAATTTACCTATTCCTGCTCCATCTAATCCATTTTCTATAATTAAGTTAGCCCATAACTCTGAATTAACAATATTGTGTTCTAAAGAAAAAGCTATTGCTGTAGCCATACATAATTCTTTGTTATAAAAAACACCATAAACTTCTGTATTAATAGTTCTACCATGAGCTTTAAGATGACGTTTCCAATAATGACCACTGCCTTTATATATGGCTAATTCATCTAATCTAGCTGTTTTACAAAAGTATTTAAGCCCAGTTATAGTATGGGTTAATATAAGTAAAGCTGTTGGTGAAAAATTATTCATATGTTACGGGTACAGAATATTCTGCTGTGGTTGCCCCACCATAAGTAGGTGAGGTGATGCCACTTGTTCCATCTAGTGTAATAGCCATTATACTGCTCCTACTTTAAGTTTAAGTGCGTCTAGTTCAGCTGATAGTTCTTTTACAGCATTGATAAGATACCAAGTTAAATTAGTAGCATCTACTGACATAACACCTGTTGATTCAGTCTTTACGCACTCAGGAAGTATAAGTTGTAGTTCTTGAGCAATAGCACCTAGTTGAACACCTTTAATATCAATGGCTGAATGAGCTTCTAACTCTGTTACTTCTTCAGGTAAACGATATTCAAAGTTACGTACTTGAATGGCATTGATAGCACTTAAACCTATATTGTTATCTACAATGTTCTTTTTAAGGCGTTGGTCAGATGTAATAGACCAAGCAGCAGAGTTGTTACCTTGATATACTCCACCGCCACCTGCTTGGAAATAGCCAGTATTAGAACCTTTACCTACTACATTTACCCCAATAACCATTTCTGCTGAAACTGCAACTCCAGAAGCTGGCGTATTATATCCAATATAAATATTAGAACTACCTGTAGTTAATGTTGTTCCTGCTCCCTGCCCTAAACAAGTATTTGAAACTCCTGATGTAATTGCATTACCAGCAGAACTACCTACTGCGGTGTTGTTAGCTGCTGTGGTGTTAGCTGCTAAAGCAGAATTGCCTACTGCTGTATTATTAGATGCGGTATTATTTTGAAGGGTTGAAGCCCCTAAAGCAGTATTATAACTACCACTAAGATTAACATTTAAAGCATAAACGCCATTAGCAGTATTATTAACCCCAGTAGTATTAGATTGTAAAGAATTAATACCTATTGATGTATTATAGCTGCCAGTTGTATTTGCGGCTAAAGCAGAAGTTCCTACCGCAGTATTTACACTAACACTACTACCACCCAAGCCTACTGTTAGACCATGTATGTTGGCATCTGCTGCTGCTAATGATGTGTTGGTGGTTACCGTCCCCGTTGCGGTTGGCAAGGTTAATACAGTACTCCCTGCTACTGCTGGAGCACTTAATGTGATACTTCCGCTCGTATCTCCAGCTACGACTATGCTAGACATTATTTAGCCTCCAATGCTGATATGCGTGTTGTGCAGGTTGCAATCATTTGTGATTGCTGGTCTATGATGGCTTTGAGTTCTTGAATGGCTTTAACTAGGAATGGCACTACACCGCTATTATCCATTTGTTGATATTTAGGTGTTCCGTCTTCATTAACAGCATCTTTTTCACCTGTGACACAATTAGGTAAAACTGCTTGAAGTTCATGGGCTAAAAAGCCGTCATCAGGTCTGCCATCAATCCAAGTAAAGCTAATAGGATTTAATGCTGAAACAGTTGTAAGTGCGTTTTGAATAGGAGTTACATCATGCTTTAAACGATAGTCAGAAGTTGTATTGTAAAGAACTGCTGTTGTACCTGATTGAGTAACAGAACCAATTGCTCCAGTATTATAATTAAAGTTGATATAACCATTTCCAGTAGAAACTCCAGAAGCATGTCCTACAACTATTGCTCCAATAGTACTTCCTGACATAGCAACACCTTGTGGTATTGAATATAATGAAGCCGTAGTCCCCACCAACACATTACCACTAGCGTCAATACGCATACGTTCTGTGTTATTTGTTCTAAATGCAAGTGGATTATTTGTTATATTCCCAACAGATACGCTTCCATCATTTAAAGCAAACATAGTTCCTTGACGAGTTCCAGCAATATTTAAATCAAAAACAGCACCTGTATTGTTATTAATTGTTGTTGCTGTATATCCAGCCCCATAACTATTAGGACTTGTAGTACCAATCCCCATATTCTGACTAGCATCTATCGTTACTGCGGTTGTGCCATCTGCTGAGGCTAGTTGTAATATGCCTGATGAGTCGCCTGTTACTGCTAGACCACCCACACCACTTGTTTTACTTGATATAATTGTTGCCATATATTTTCCTTATAAAACTAACCAACGTTTACCTGATGGAATTGTAACTGTAACTCCACCTGAAACAGTTATAGGGCCAGTAGACATTGCATTCCTACCAGTAGTTAAAGTGTAGTTAGAAGTAATTGTTGTATCATTTTCAACAAAGGCAGCATCTGTACCACCACCTTGAATTACACTACCAAACAACTTAGTGAGTTCACCAGCCGTTAAACGAAGTTCCACTTTATCAGAAGTAGAGAATGCACTAGCTACTGTACTTTCTTGACCCCGTACAATTGTAAATACATCACCAGCCCTAGCAGTTACTTTAACAATCTCTACTAGAGTTCCAGCAACGTTTTGCAAGGTACAGTAAAAGAAGTTAGGGGATGTAATGGCAGGGAATTGCCCACCAGTTGTTGTAGCTACTGTTAATGATGTAGCCACATTGGTAATACCTGAAGCCAATGTAGTTGCAGCATTATTAGTAAATAAATAATTAGATGACATAGTCTATCCTAATGAATTTGTGTTAATTGAAGAACCGTCTACTTGTCTTGCACCTGCACTAATTACCAATCGTTTAAAGAAAGATAGAGTAGCAGAAACATAACTTGTAGTTGTCTGTACTTCAGGTCCTTGAATAAATAAAGCTACTAATGAAACATAAGAGGTAGTTAAAAAACTAGGTAGCCACCAACTACTATAAGCTATAGGTAAGAATGTATCTGTAGCTTCATCTCTAACCCAAGGTACTAGTTGTGGGTCAGGTACTCCTCTTACAAAGTCTTGAGGTTGACGAGGCTCCCAACAAAGCATATCAACCATGAGACCATCCCATCGTTGTTTTAATTTAGAAGATTTGAATTCTCTTCCGCATACATCACAGATTGCTTTCCAATCCCCCCTATCATAACGACTATAATAACTCATAGTGGTCCTTTAAATAAGAGATAGCCATTTGTAAAGTATTAATATTATCTTTTGCATATCCTAAAACTGAATTACAAGCAGAGCAAATAAATCCCCTAACTTCACCACTAGTATGACAATGGTCTACTATTAAAGGTTTTATTTCTTTACATATAGAACAACAACCAGTTCTGTTTGAAGCAAGTGTTGTAGCCTGTTCTTGAGATAAACCATATTTAGATTTATATTGTGAAACTTTATCACGATACCTAGCATCTTCTAAATTAGATTCCCTCCAATTTTTAAAGTCTCCTGAAGCACATACTTTACAAGCTGATTTTCTACCAGTAGAATGCATAGAATCTCTTGAGAATAATTCTAAAGATTTCTCTATCCCACAGCGAGAACAATGTTTTATCTGTTCTTGCATTATAAACTAGAGGCAGCCAATACAGGAAGGTCTGCTACTGTAGTGTATACATTAGTCAGAGATGTTGTAGCTGTAAGTTCTAACCTATAAGTTACCTGGTCAAGTCCACCAGAGATACGTTGTGCCACTCTAGAGCCAAGTACAATAGGAAGTCCTACCATAATGTCAGAAGGATTAGAGTCAACACCCTCAACCACTTCAACAACCATAGTAGCACCTGTTATAGTTTCACCAAGGGCAATTACATTAGAGAAGTCAAATGTAAACTGTTCATTCTCTGTAGTAAGTTTATATGAGAATACACTCATTGATTTAAATCCTTATTAACTATAATAGTTCTAAATTTAATTGTAGCTACTTGTCTTATATTATTAGCCATATAGTATACTTGTCTAGCTTTGGTAACAATTGCATTAGTAAGTCTACTTGGTACATAAAAAAGTCTATTATTAGCATAGCGGTAAAAGGACACTATAAACCTAAACATAGAAGCTACACTATTGACTGTAACTATAAATGTATGGTATAATAAACTACTCTTACTTACTACACTATTAACTACTATTAAAAAGTTCTTATTTACTAAAGGTTTTAAACTACTTACTATACTAGAAGTAACATTTAAAAACTTAAAGTAGAATTGTGCTTTAGTTAAACTACTTACATTTATTTCTACTAAACTCTTAATAACACCTAAAGCTTTAACTATAGAGGCTGTAGTAAAACTAGTAGTTGATAGCAGAGTACCAACCCTCCTATTTAAACTCGTTATAGAGCTTTCTATGAGGCTTAAAAGTTGTGTTAGACTCTTAGTAACTGTACTAGTAGTAGTAGAAGTAACTAATAGAGTCTTAAAGTAACTTGCTCTTTCTAATAGAACACTAATTGTGCTTTCTGTAATTGTTGCAAAGGTTTTAAATAAACTCTTAACAACACTAACACTATTAGAAATACTAGTGGACAATATGTGTCCTACACTCTTAATTAAACTACTTGTACTAACACTTGTAACTAAGGTAGTCTTATTTAAACTTTTAACTCTTGTAACAACATTACTTTCAGTTAGTGCTATTATTTTTAATAAAGCTTTTACTATAGTTGTTGTACTAGTAGATAAAACACTAAATATTTTACCAGTTGATTTTACTATTGCAGATGTTGTATTTGAAACTAAAGAAAGTGCTTGTAAAAAAACACTACCTCCAGTTCCATTAATTACAACTTTGTCAATAGCAAAACCATTGAGTAGCATTGTTTAAGCAAAGGCTACTTTAAAAGTAAACTGAATAGAGTCACCAGAGTTTAAAGCTAAACCAGTAAAGTCACCCTTAACAAATAAATTCCCAACTGTTAAAGCATCTAACAGACCAGCATTAGTAATTGTTAAACTTGACCCAGCAGTAATAGTACCTACCACTTGGTAAGTGTCACTTGTAGTTGTTGTTGTTTGTTGTGTAGATGTACCTGCAGTACGAGTACCTACCTCAGTAAATAAAGTAGTATCAGTAGCTCCTGCTGTACCAGCACCAGTACCCCAACCAATGTAATTAGGCTCTGTACCAGACCCCTTTACTCGGTTAGTTACTACAGCTTTACCTGTATTAACCATTAATGTAGCCATTGTTTAATTCTCCATAAAAGCATTTTAAGTGGATTGATATTCCAATAAGAGATAGTTCCAAGTGTTTCTACAGAGCCATCAGCCCTAGTAATAATAGCTTGGAGCTCTATCTCTTTAACTTTAGATTGTACGTCTACCATTGTTTAGTTAGATACAAAATAACAGAGAAAGATTTAATACCAGACCAGCCTTCAGTCGTGTATGTAACCTTACCTGTAAAGCCTGTAGCACCAGCATTATTTTGTAAGCCACCAAAGTCACGGTAGTCTACTTTAGCACGACCTGTTAGTTCTTCAATACGAACTGGAGTTGTAGCATCCCAAAACAAGTTGACTGACAAGCCATCTTCAATGTTATGAATAATCTTATCTAGTTTATATTTAGTAGCTTTAAGATAGTTAGACCCCGTAGGGTCAACAGATGACTGAGCAGCTGGGTCAACTACTACAGCAGAAGAAACATCAGAGGTGTCTAGCACCCCTTCAAGTTTAATTACTGTATGAGCTGCACCATCCTCAAGTATTTGAATAGTGGTTGAGTTAGCCATTTATAATCCTAGCGTAAAACTTCGTTAGCTACAAGAACGTAATCTGTATTTAAATTCTCTGTACCTACTGGAGTGATTTGGAATACAGGACTTAAGTAAGCATTGGTTACTGTAAATGTATTAGTAGCACCTACTGTTACACCAGCAATACGAGCTTTAACTACATCATTAACAAACACAAGGATGTCTGTACCATCATAGTAGAAACCTACATCTAAGTAAACACCAGCAGCAACTGTTGTAACAGCAGCAGCTAGAACAGTTGTAGTACCATTAATTACAGATACTAAGTCTAAGTTTAATTGAGAGGCAGCTTTACGGAAGTAAATACCATCAGCAGTGATTGCAGCATTGGCAGTATTTAAACCAAAGAACATTGACATCACACCAGCAACAGCTGAAGGAGCAATACGTTGTAAGAACCAGAATTTACTACCTTGAGTAAATGAGAAGGCTGTAGCAGCACGAGTTACAGCAGAAGCTGTAGCTGAGGCAGGAGTTAAGACTAATGTACCACCCACACCTGCAGCACCTACGCCTAGTGCAACAGCACCAGTACCTGAGATAGTGTATGCAGAGACAGTACCAATGTCAAAGAAATCGTTTGAGTAAGTAGTAACATCTTTACCTACAGAACCACCAGTATGGAATGGGTCTGGGAAAGGGTAACCACCTAAAGTAGTAGTAGGGGCAACGGTTGTAACACCGCTTAGAAATCGGGTTGGAGCTGACATATTAATATCCTTTGACGTTGTATTAAACAACGACCCATTAGGTCGTCATTGGAAGAGCATTAGTATAATGCTTTATTTAGCGTTTGGTTCTGGGCGTTTGCCCTTTTCTTTCTCACGTTCGTATGACATATATTTCCTTTAATAAAGAGTGAGACTTACATAAGTATTTTACACCTAAAGCTCATTCAATATATACTACACTAATTCTCGACTAATGTCAAGAGGTATTTAGAAATACCTTTACTAAGGACCATTCACTTTGTTATTAAATAAGATATAGCTTTTGCTAAGTAATCAGGGTTATCTCTGAAGTTACCAAGGCCTTGATTACAACCCATACATAGTAAACCTCGAACTTGTTTAGTTGTATGGCAATGGTCTACTGCCAAACGTCTTATTAACTTAGTTCTATTATCTATTATTGTTTCAGGTTTTCCACAAATAGCACAAACATAACCTTGAGTCTCTAAAAGGTTTTGATAGTCTTCTAAAGAGATTCCAAAGTGTCTTAGTAAGTCATACTCACGTTGACCCTCTGGAGTCCTTAAACGACCCTTCTTAGCAAACTCTTTAGCTTTTTCTTTATGCTCTTCTGGTCTTAGTTTAGCCATATCTTTTTAATAATCAAAGGGTTACGGGCCGTTCACACCCCAAATAGCACGAGGGTCAGACCAACCGAATGAATAACGTTCGTAGCCTTTAGCCTTCATGTTCATTGTATCAAAGTCATTGTCTTGGTCAAAAGTAATACCAGTACGCTCATAATACTTCATACCTGTTTTACCAGGAATAGTATTACGGATAAACCAAGCGTGAGGTGAAGTTAAGTAATGATTAACTTTGAAACCACCTGGAATATAGTTACCAGATTTGATTACGTTAATATCATTATTAGCATTACCTGGTTGGTAAGAACTCTTAAGAATACGTTGAGCATTCATAAGTTCTTGACGGGCAATAATCAAAGTGTGTGGCATGATGTTAATCAACAAACCACGGTCATTTTGAAGACCCATAATTGCAATGACCGCATCTTCTAAAGCACTCTCAGACAAGTCAACATCAACTGTTGGACGGTTAGCCCATGTACCACCTGATGTGTTAGGGTGAGCAGTGTTAGCTAAAGATGTATTATCACCACCTGTGTATGAACCGTTGAATGCACGGTTGTATACGTTAGCAGCAACGTTCTCTTTAGTTTGACGGAAAGACATAGCCAATGCAGCAGCACGACGACGACTAACAGCTTCATACAAGTTGTCATCTAACTCTTCTTTAGTTACGATGTAACCAGTAGAGTAAGCAACGTGTGTGTAGCGAGTAGTGAAGCCTTGTACTTCTGAATCATATTGTACACCTTGACCTTCTGGTTTAACAGAAGCTAGACCGAAGCCTGTAAGTTGTACATCTTCTTCATAGTTTTGACCAGATGTTTCTGAATCGAATAAGTCAGTATACTCTACTGCATGTTCGTCATAAACCTGACCCCACCATTGTTTGATACCAGGCCAGAGGGCCTTCGGATGACTTGCGGTACTAATTAAACCTGCCATATAATTCTCCTATTATTATCTATTAAACGCCAGTACGACCAGTTGCAGCACCAACGTAGTTATGTACGTTAAAGCGAACTAGTAATGCTGAGTAAGCACCAAAACCATTATCAGGACGTTGTACTAAACCTAATACTTGAAGAGGAAGACTTAATGTTGTAGCTGGACCAGTAGCAACAGTAGATGAGTATGGAGCACCATTACCTAGAGTTGTTTGGTTAGCAGTTACAGTAACGTTTACGTTTTGGTTTGCATTAGCAGCAGCCCATACAGTAGA